CGCCATAATGGGCGTCGGCACCAAGGGCGAGGACGGCTACAAGGCCGGAAAGATGGATCGTGCCGAGGCCGAGCTGGCCCGCATGGAGAAGATCGAAGCCCGGGCGTTGGAGCTGCGCCGCGACCGTACGCCGGCCGGTGGGCCTCCGGGTCAAGGTGACGCGAGGGCCAAGGAAACCCTGCGCATCAAACAGATCTTCCGCCACCAGAGGCTGAAGGCGTTCAAGGGCGACAACGGCGCCGAGCAGGCTTACAAGTCTGGCCGGTTCTTGATGGCCACGCTGTTCCAGCACCGTGCCTCGGCCAATTGGTGCCGCGAGCACGGCGTGGGCATCGAGATGGCGGATGTCAGCGACATCAAAAACGTACAGATCGAGACAGACGATTCCCTTGGCGGCTTCTTGGTCCCCGAGGAAATGGAGACGGCGATTATCGACCTGCGGGAAGAGTTCGGAGTCTTTCGGTCCAACTCCCGCGTGGTGCCGATGGGTAGCGATACCAAAACCGTTCCGGTTCGCAGCAGCGGCGTAACAGCCTACTACGTAGATGAAAATACGGCAGTGACCGAGTCGGATGCCAAGTGGGATCAGGTCAAGCTGATCGCCAAGAGCCTGGCGGCCCTGACGCGTCACTCACGTGACTTGTCGGACGACGCGGTCGTGGACATCGGCGACACGCTGACCGGCGAGATGGCATACGCCTTTACGGAGGCCGAGGATGACGCCGGTTTTAACGGTGACGGTACCAGTACATTCGGTGGCATCAGCGGCTTGAAGACTGAGCTACTGGCCGGCTCAATCTACGATGCCGCGACCGGCAACACGGCTTTCAGCACGCTCGACCTGGCGGACTTCGAAGGCATCGTCGGTCAGTTGCCCGAATTCCCGGGCATCCGTCCGTCGTGGTACGTCCACAAGACGGGCTATGCGGCTTCGATGATGCGGTTGATCAACGCTCAGGGTGGCTCGACCAGTGCCGAGCTGATGGCTGGTCCTCGTCGGGAGTTCCTCGGCTTCCCGGTCGTCTTCACGCAAAAACTCAACAAGACGCTGACCGCGCAGACAGAGGTAATCCTGTTGTACTTCGGCGACTTGATGATGGGCACGTTGCTGGGCAACCGCCGCGGCATCTTCGTCTTGGTCTCGCCGCACCGCTACATGGAGTTAAACCAGATCGGAATCCTGGGAGTGCAGCGGTTCGACATCAACGTCCATTCAACCGGCACCGCTACTGACGCAGGGGCGGTACTGGGGCTCAAGACACCAGCGTCTTAGCCATCGTCGTTATGCAACTTGCTTAAGGGAGGGCCGTACATGGTCCCGGCACAACACACGAAACTGGTTTGGGTTATCGATCCGGTTGCGATCGTGGACAACGCGTCCTGGACGACGATCGAGATTGATACCCTAGGGTACGACTATGCACAGGTCGTTTTCCGGCTGGCGGCAAACGACATCGCCATGACGGCGTTGAAGGTGCAAGAGACGGATACGACCGGCACCGGAGAGGTCGATATCACCGGCGCGGACTTCAGCGTCACGACCGTCAACGATACCGATGGTGTTGCCTTCGCACTTCCCAGCGCGACCGACGACAACACCAGTTGGGTTTGGGATCTCAACCTCAAGGGCCGCAAGCGATTCCTGAAGTTGATCGCCACCAACGGCGATGGAACGGCGGGTGGTTTCGCGGCTGCCGTGGCCATCCTGTCGCGGGCCAAGGCGGTACCGGTGACAGCGGCCGAGCGTGGTTGCAAGACGATTGCGAGGCCGTAGATGATCGTGCGATTGCTGCGGCACTGGAACTATCGCCCGCCGGGAACGGTGTTTCCGATTATGGGTGATGGCGAAGCGAATCTGTTAATTCGACGCGGCTTTGCCGAAGAGGTCAAACCGGATGCCGCTACTGACGCACTCGACGGTGGTGATAACCGCCCCCGCAAAAGAACCCGTAAACCTCGCACAAGCAAAGCGGCAGTGCAACGTAGCCAATGAGATCGTTGCCTTTGACCGTTTCTTCGAGGGGGACTCGGTTGCCGAGGGTGCGATTACAGCCGCGCGCGAGCTGGTCGAGCATGACACGCGGCGGTCGCTGATCGACCAGACGCTGGAGGACACGCACGAGGACTGGCCGGGCGAAGACTACATTCGCCTGCACCGCACGCCGGCCGACAGTATTGTCAGCCTGAAGTACCTGGACACGGGCGGAGTGCAAACGACGTGGGCGGCCAGTAACTACGAGTTGGACACGGGCCGTGGGCGAATCTATCCGGCCTACACGGTGACCTGGCCGGCTATCCGCCAGCGACACAACGCCATCGTGGTGCGGTACGTGGCCGGATATGGGACGAACGAAACTGACGTACCGCAGGTTGCCCGGCAGGCCATGCTGTTACTGATCGATGAAATGTTCAACAAGCGGTCGACCGTTATCGATCCTGGCGAGGGTTACTACAGTCTGGTCAACAGGTTGCGAGATGGCACTTACCCCTAGCGGCGAGCTGCGACATGCGATCGACATTCGCTCACGCAGCGACACGCGGGGGACGCGGGGCCAGCGGACCGGAAGCGACGACGTAAACGTTTCGGTATTCGCCAAGGTGGAGCCGCTATCGGGTCGGGAGTTGGAGACGGCCCGGCAGAGATACGGCCAGGCAACGCACTTGGTGACAACGTGGCATCCGGGGTTTGACGTGACGCGAAAGCACATTGTCCTGTACCGGGGCCGAACACTGTCGATCGGCTACGTCAAGGATGAGGATGAGATGGACCAGCAGATCAAGATGGTTTGCGGCGAGGACGTGTGATGGCGGACTTTCTGTCGGTGAAGATCGAAGGGGCCAGAGAACTGGAGAAGGGGCTCTTGCGTCTGGCCAACCCGCGGCGGCGGCGGGCGGTGGTGCGCAGCGGCGTGCGGGCCGGCAGCCGGGTAATCATCAAAGCCATCAAGCAGCGGGCGCCCAAGGAGACAGGACGGCTCAAACGGGCACTGACTCAGCAGGTCAAATGGGACAGCGCGAGCGGCGAGATGAGCAGCCGGATCGGCGCTAAAAGTAAAAAGGTCAACAGTCGCAACGCGGCCAGGTATCTGCACCTGGTTGAGCAGGGAGCAAGGCCACACCAGATTGTACCGAGTACCAAAATGGCTTTGCGGCTTGGAGTTGGCAAGGGAAAGCGTGGAAGGGACGAATTCGGTCGGTTTACTACTGGCGGAATCGTAACTGTGTTTGCCACAGTGGCTAGGCATCCAGGCACGTCCGCCAGTCGGTTTATGCAAGCAGGCTTCAAAGCTTCGGCCCAGCAGGCGGTCGCCAAGTTCGTCACGCAGGCGCGGGCGGCGTTACTCAAGGAAGTGCTCAAGGAGCGGAGCCGAATGAAATGAGCGTGGGCGAGGATCTGAAGCGATACTTGGAAGCGGACGCCTCGATCAAGGCGGTCGTTGACACGCGTATCGCTCAAGGTCACCTGCCCGATGGAGAGGATCTGCCGTACATCTGGTACATGCGGCGCGGCACCGATCAATCCCGCACGGTCGATGGCACGGGCGATCAGACGTTTACGCACCTGATTGATATGGAGTGCGTGTCGGAAGATATCGATCAGGCGCTTGACCTGGCGGAGCTGGTTCGGGCGCGCCTGGACATGACACGGGGAAGCTTCGGCAATGGCAGCGTTAAGGGGATTTTCGTGCAGGACCAAAGCGACGATTACATCCCGCGCAACCTTCCCAGCGACGAGGGCGTCTACATACCGTCGCTGGAGGTGAGCGTAATGGGTTACTCCGTCACGTGAGGTAATCATGGCAAGGGTACTCGGCCTCGGTTCGGTCGTAAAATGCAAGTTTGACGGGGTCACGGCGGACACGGTGGGACTGGTCACCAGTTTGACTCCGCCGAGTCGCGAGCGGCAGTTAATCGACGGCACGGCGTTGGATAGTACGTTGGCCGTTAACGAGGTGGGCATCGAGGACTTCAGCGAGTTTACGTTCGTGCATTTCTGGGATCCAAACGAAACCGAGAACGAGAAGATTGATACCAAGTTCGGCGACAAGATCGAGCGTGAGTGGCAGATCATCTATGCCACCACGGTGGCGGTGACGGATGCATTCAACGGCAAGGTGTCGGCGCTGGGGCCGGAAGAGGTCGTGGCTGACGGGCTACTGGG